AAATATTATGTTCCCCAAACAGTAGTTGATGTTAATCCCCAAAAATCCTCCCCAGCTGTACCCCATACTTCTGTAGCACCAGGTGTAGGTGATATTACAAATCCCTCAGCTACTCCTCTTACTATCAATTCCGATCCAGTTATAAATACAGATGGGGTATAGTATAATTCATATATTCCTTTTTTTACTACAGCAGACATTTTATAGTCATCGTAAACTACATTTAATATATTTGATGTGTTGTATGCGAATGATGCTGATGTGCTTTTTTGGGTAGATGGGCCGTACCCACCATTAACGTTTGCCTTTGTTTCTAATGTAAAATACGATGCTCCTTCTGTAGGTTGAACTATTGAAAATGTTACCGTTTGTGATGCATTAACATTAAACGGTAAGTATGTTGCAGGTGAAGTTACATTGTATATAAATGAAGGCATGTGTTAGTCTTTAGTTTTATTTCCACTCCATAAATATTTTGTATCCACCCATTTAGCATTTTTAGCTAATTTTTTAGAATTAACTGGTTTGTACCCGAATTTTTTTACAAGTAGGTTGTTTTTAACACCATCAGGTCCAGCTTTAGGTCCTCTACCTAATGAGGCTCCAGGATTTGCTTCGTCTAATGGTTGGTTTGGAGCTAATTTATATCCTAATTTATAAGCATATTTCACAGATTGAGCACCTTTAGCCTTTTTGTTTGGGTTAAAAGCAAATGGTGTAGCATATTGAGGACCGTTTCCTGTAGCGAAACTCGCTCCACCCGATCCAACTGAACTTATTTCTTTAAGTTTCTTAAATATACTGTCTACGATTCTTTTCTTATCCATGTATTGAGTTAAGTTCTTCTAATAGTTCATAATATTGCAACAAATTAACTAAATCGTCGTTGTCAATTTTATCTGTTTTATTCAATTCAGTTAACATTTTAGCCACTTCATTGATTTTAATATTAGTAGCTTTGTCAGTTACTTTTTTATTTAAATCAGATAATGATTTTTTTATTTCAGTTATTTTAGTATTATAAAATGTACGTAATGCTGGGGTTGAGTCTACTGAATTAATGAATTCTTTAAGGACTAATTTTTGATTGTCGTTTAAATTAACATATTTACCATTAAATTTTTCTAATAGTACTTTATACGTTAATATACGAAGATCTTTATCGTATGATTTAAATTCTTCTAACAAATTATCTTTTACTTGTTTTTCATTAACTTCTTTGTTAGTTAAAGTTTCAAGTAAAGATATTTTATTGGTGATTATTTGATCCGGGTTAGATAAATTTTCACTATTGTATATTTCAATCAACGTGTATAAAGCGGCTTGTGCTTTATAGTTAGGTAATTTAGTTTTGAAAAATTCATCTAAATTGTAATGTTTAGATATTTCATTAATCAAATTATATTTTTGTCTTTTAAGCGATTTTCTATTCAATTGCTTAGAAGATTCAATAATTGTATTAATAATGATATCAGCTTTTGCTTCACTTAGATGCCTCTTACTTAATAGAGTTTCATAAAGCTTATACTCTTTTCCTAACTCTGTTTTAACAAAGAATTTTTTAAGGATGTGAGTAGCTTTAGAATCCTTTCCTGAAAGGCTATCTGCCGTTATCTGTCTTACAAGTAATTCAAATAGAATACCTGTATTTTTGTATTTCGAATGGTTAATTAGCATTCAAATGGGTTTTTATTATAAATATGTATAAAATATTACTCTTTTAATTGGTTTTCATCTAATAATGAAATACCTTCATTTTCTTTAGGGAACAATGATGACTTGCTTAATCCCTCAATTAATGTTTTATTCTTTTGATAAACAGTTTGAGCGGTCTCAAGTGCTAATGGTGAACCACCTTTATAATTAGGTGTACCATATCCTTCTTGATCGTCATTCTTCATATCTCCTTTACCTAATCTATCTCTACCAAACGCATTTTGTTGAGTGTTTATATTAGATACTTTTTCTTTAGGACGACCTAATGTCAAATCTTCACCATATCCATCAGGTACATTTTCTGGATTACTTCCCATTCTTCCTTTACCATATAACGCTGCTAAATCATGAGGTGTACCATATGACTTACCTGTTACTTTAGGATCGTTTCCTTCTTCAGTAACCTGTTTAATTCTAAATTCACGTTTAGCATCTTCAAGTGCTAACTCTCTGTATTCTGAATATTGGTCTTGAGATAAATGGAATATGTTATCGTAAATCCAATCTGTAGGTAATAGTTTAGATTCTTGAATTGATTTAGCTAAGTCTACTTTTTCTTTCAATAATGCTATACGTTCTTGATCGTATATAATTGATGGAGTAGTTAACGATAATTCAAAATTTGTTAATTGATCTGATGTATATCCTTGTGTGTATAAATGTACTAAAGCGATTTTATACAATTCAGATAAAGCAATACGTTGTATTCTATCAATAGTACGAGCAAAACGAATATCTTCAGCAGCTAATGTAGCTTTACCTGTTAAATCTTTTTCATACCCCATGAATGCTTAGGTACTTTTAACGCGGCAAATAATTTATCTCTTAAATATGCTACGTCTTCAATAGCTGTATATTGTAAACCAGGTAATGTTTCAATTTTAGTTGTTTGGTCATTACCACGTACTGGTATGAAGAAATCTTCAAGCAAATTTTGCATGTTGTACTTCAAATTATATTGACCTGTTTCTTGGTCTATAAATGGAGTACGTTTCATGCTAGTTATTGTTTTTTGCATGAAATTTTCTACTTCATTAGGTGGGATAGAACCAACATTTAAGTAAAAAACACGTTTGTCTGGAGAACGAGCGATACGATGAATTAACATTGCATCTTCCATTAATGTATATTGTTTAAATAAACGACGAGCTGGTTCAATATATGCTCTACCATAAGGTAAGTAATTGTTGTCTGTTAATAGACGGAAATGAGCCATCTCATAGTTGTCAAAGTAAATACCTGGTGTATTGTGTTCATCAGTACCTGCTACTTTATAATATCCTGATCCTCCTGTATAAAATCCATCTGGAGAATATTTAAAACGTACAGAGAATGGATTGTCTTTATCCCATCCTTCTTGTCTTTCAATATGGTATGCTGAAATAGGGATAACATTGTATACTCCATATTTTTCAGATATGTCCATTTTAAGGAAGAAATCACCATATTTACACATTTGGCGAATCCATGCCCATAAATTAAATTCAATGTTTAATACATCATAAAATAAATTGTATAATGTTTTTTGGATGTCTTCATTACTACTTCTAATTTGTAATACTTCACCCATGTCATTTTTCAATGTACTTTCTTCAGCTACTATATCTAACGCTGATGCAACTATAGCATCAGTATCCATTATATCATAATCTGAGTATATTTGGGTTCTTAAATAACGGTATGTTAAGTTAAATTGTGCTCCAAATAGTGATGTAGTTCCAGGAGAATAAATTCTATTGTATCTGTCTACTAATGAGTTTGTAGCGAATTCTCCAGATTGTTGAATGGAATTTGTATCCATAACTTTAACCTGGTCTCCGCCATTGTTTCTTATGATAACATCTGTTGAAAACAGACGTTGTAATCTTCTAAATATGTTTGTATTAGCCATGTTTTATAATATACGTATAAATATTGAGGGAACCAAATAGATTTAACCTAAAATCCAACTAAAATCTTCTTTACCTCCTTTACCATTGTCCATAAAATAAGGATTATCACGGCCTGTAGCGAAATATGCTCCTTGAGCAGGTTTTGATCGGCCTACATTATTTAAAGCGGCACGAGTTAAATCTTGACTTTGTTGTCTGAATTTTAGTGATGTGTCTCTTAGATACATTCCTATACCGAATGACATTACTAAGTCATCATTGTATCCGCTTTGAGCTTCGGCTCTACCATTTTTCCAGACAAATACTTTCATTTCATCTACTAATCTTTTAGAACGTATTGTTACTGAACGGTCTCCTACAAATTCTCTTAATTTGTTTACTACTAATGGTCTTGTTCTTAAAGACATTGTAAAACCAGGAGTTACAGTATCACTATTTTCGTATTTGTTAAAATATGAGTCTACGGTTAAAGCTTCTGTTTTAGGAGAATAATATAAATTTTTGTAATCACGCTCGATTACAGCATCTATTGTTGCCCAACCTATGTTTGCATTTTCAACTACAAGCAATGCTTGATTATATTCTGATGCCACTCCAACTAAAAAATATCCAAACTCTTTAGGTGGTAATTGTCCTTTATATTCCGCTACTTGTATGTTAGTTGCTATATCTATGACATGAAATGCCGAATGGTCTTTTCCATCTCCTCTAGCTACGTCAGCTACAACCATGTAATCTCTTGAGTAATCAGGTTGTTCCCATACCCAGTAATTTTGATCTACACCTCTTCGTTCTGTAGGTTCTTGTACGGTAGTTGTAGATATAAATTCTAACCACTCGTTATAAAATACTATATCACCTGAAGTGCTAAAATCACAGTCACACTCTTGTGCTGCTAATCTAGGGTCACCTAATAGTTCATCTTGTCTTTTTCTCCAAGTTTCATCTCGTTCAGGGTGAACATACCATGGTAATTTTATAGGTAAAAAATCATTTTCAGCATTTTCAGCACTAACCCATGTTTGGTGAAACCAGTTTCCGGTACCGTAAGGTGTAGATAATACTATAGCACCACCACCGGTTGCTAAGGTTTGTTGAGCGGATGCCCAAGTTTCTTCAATGTTATCAATAAACGCGGCCTCATCTATCACAAGTAATGATACGGCTTCCGAACGTGCGGAATCACTATTTGATGATTTAGCTTTAACTTGAGAACCATTATTTAAACGTATTGATAGTTTATTATTTTCTTCGGTAGGTACTTTTAGCCAAGATGGTAAGTTATCGTACATAAACTTAACTTTAGTAACCATGTTTCTGGCTGTTTCTTGAGTCTTAGATAAACATAAAATGTTTTTGTCCTTATGAAATATCATTAACCATAATGAATATCCAGCGGCTAATGTTGATATACCTAACTGTCTAGATTTTAATACTATTGAATATGGATTATCTTTCCATAACGTTAATACTTTACCCTGGAATGGGTATAGATTAAATATTACACGGCCTCTTTGTGGGTGTTGAATATGGCAGTACTTGCGCATGAAATGTGCAGGATCACTAGCGCATTTTATGTATTCTTCCTTTATTATTTGTTTAATATCTTGACTCATATAACTAATATGTTTATAAATATTATATAAGGATATAAAAACCCGACCTAAGTCGGGTTTAAAATAAGGTTATTTGGTTGGAATAATATTATACAACGTCTGCTGCTAATTCATCTTGTAGTTTTTCTAATTCTTTTTTTTCCTTAGTTTTTTCTTTAAGTTTATTTAGCAAATTTTCTTTTTCTTTTCCTTCAGCTTTTTTATAATCATTAGCTATTTCTTTCATTTCTTTTTCTAATTCCTTAACTTGAGAAATTGCACGATTAAGTTTAGTAAGATTACTTCCACCTTTTTTAGCAGCAGCTTGAGCTTTTTTCTCAATTTTTTCTTCATCTTCCATATCATCATCTTCTAAATTTTCACCACCAGCCTTTTT